TTTGAACGCTTACAACCGTGAGATTGCTGTGATGCGCTTGGAGCGTTGGACACAGAATGTAATCAAGATGGCACGCCATTATTTGTCGGGTGTTTCTTACGATGGTGTTGTGATTATTTTAGGTGGAGATATTTTTACGGGTGACATCCATGAAGAACTGGCACTTACAAACGAAGACACGATGATTGGTTCATTATTGTTTTGGTCTGAACAGGTAGCAGCAGCAATCCAACTATTGACAGATGAGTTTAAGAAGTGCCATGTGGTTTCTGTGGTCGGTAATCATGGCCGTACTACACGCAAGCCCCGTATGAAGCAGCGTGTCAGAACTAACTTTGATTGGCTGATAGCAAAAATGATTGAACGCCACTTCACTAAAGATAAACGGGTGACTTTCAGCATTCCTGAATCGGCTGATGCGTTGATCAACATTTATGATCACGGTCATTTAGTTACTCATGGCGATCAAGTTTCTGGTGGCTCAGGTTGGGGTGGGATTTATTCACCAATCATGAGGATGCGTTCAAGAAAAGAAGCACGCTATCTGGCTACAGGTAAATCTTTTCAAACGATGTGGCTTGGTCACTGGCATCAATACATCAGTACACCAAAGATGGTTGTCAATGGAACAATGAAGGGTTTTGATGAGTACGCGTTATTGATGGGCTTTGGTTATGAACAACCACAACAGGCTTTGGCCTTGATCACACCTGAAAAGAACATCACTATCCAAGCACCTGTGTTTTTTGTTGATCGTAAGAAGGAGAACTGGTAATGAAGTATGACTTTGTTTTAATTGCATGGCATGATGCTCACGCAATCCGTGATGAGTGGATGCAGCCATCAGAAGTGGATGATCAACCTTTGGAAGTGCGCAGCGCAGGCTTCCTTTTACCGAACGCAAAAACAAATCATGTTGTCCTTCTTCAGAGCGAGAACGATTCAGATGGCATTGATGGTGTACTCGCAATCCCCTGTGCGATGGTTCAGAATATGCGTGTAATATCCAGTGCAGGCGAGGTACCCTTCTCCCTTGCTGATGGTAAGTCCGTCTAGGTGTTCCCCCCTTTTACCCTAGACGGACTCCATCGGTTATCTAAACAGATAGTAGATGCCACCACTTTGTAACACCCCCATGACACACTGATGTCAGCGTGTAGCAGTGTGCTACGCCATGACAAAGGGAGACAACATGGAAGTGATAGAGAAGCCACCACACGGTAGTAAAGAGTGGTTAGACATCAGGTGGAAGGACACAGAAGGTAGATGTACCTTTGGTGCATCTGAAGCATCAGTGCTGATGAATCAATCCCGTTATGCAAATCGTTCAGATTTGTGGATCTGGAAAACATTGGAGCCTGAACCATCTAAAGAGACTGCAGCGTTTAGGCGTGGGAATCTTTTTGAACCTGTTTTGATTCAAGAAGCAGCGCACCAACTTGGAGTTGAACTTACAACACCAAACTTTATGTACCGCAGGGGTCGCTTTACAATGACACCTGATGGCGCAGATGACCCAACCGCACCTTCATTGATTGTTGAGGCCAAGACAAACAGCCAAAAGATAATCCGTGATGCTGGAGATTTGCCTCCAGAGTTTTTGTGGCAGGGATGGGCGCAACATTTTGTGACAGGTGCAAAAGTAATTTTTGTTGTGCTTGATTCATCACAAACAATCAGTTTGATTGACCTGCCTGATAACCCTCAAGCCATTGAAGCATTGCAGGCTGAAGCGGAATACTTTGGCGGTTGTGTTGATGGTGGTGCATTGCCTGATCAAGAAATAATCAGTTTGATGTCTGCGCAGCAAATAGCGTCACTTTGGCGTGCCACACCGACACAGGTTGAATTAAATGATGAGGTGTTTGAATGGTTGATGATTTTGGAACAAGCCAAACTTGAAAAGAAATCAATGGATGACCGTATTGAAAAAGCACAAGACATCATTGCCCAAGCAATGCTCAATAACGAGATTGGTATGCACAACGGTGATCAGGTTGTGACATGGAAACAGCAGGGTGGCAGGAAATCTTTTGATGCCAAAACTTTTGCTGAAGACAATCCAACTCTTTATGAAAACTACACCAAAGAGGGCAAACCGTTCCGTGTCATGCGCATCACGCGTAGGGCAGGCAAATAGCAATTACAACAAAGGAGAAGGGGAATGACAAAGAAGACATACATCATTGTTGCAGCAGCAATCAAAGAACATGGCTGTAACGCTGTGTTGCTTGATGCTTTAGTTGCAGCATTCAAGAAAGATAATGACAGGTTTGACATAGACAAGTTCTATGAGGCCTGCGGTAGATACCCAAACACAACAACAGAAGGAGACAGGTAATGGCATTTGCAATAGAAGGTTATGTGGATGTGGCAGAACGCATCCGTCAGTTGAGAGAGAAACATCCAGAGGCAGTTTTACGCCCGTACAATCCTGCAGAGCCATTTAAGATTATGGAGATCGGTGGGCGCGAGTTTATTGTTTATACTGCAGCGTGTTACCGCAGTCCAGATGATCAAATGCCTGCAGTTGCGGTTGCTGCTGAACCTTCAGTTGGTAAAACAAACTTTACGCGTGATTCAGAAGTAATGAATGCTGAAACAAGTGCGTGGGGTAGGGCAATCGTGGCGTGTTTGGCAGCAGATACGCAAAAGATTGCATCTATTGAAGAGGTGCGTAACAGGCAGGTTGATCACCCTTCTAGCAGCGCACCACAAACGCGCACAAAAGAAGAAATGATTGCCTCAGCACAGGCCAAGTCAGATGCAATGCTCGCAGCACGGGTAGAGCCAAAAGGTGTGAACACCACAGGCGCACGCATCTTACCGATCACCACAGGGCAAATGATCACAGAGGCACAAAGCAAACTCTTAGCGAAGTTGGCAAGAGAACGCAATGTTGATGTGGTGGCACTTGTGGCTGATCTGTTACAAAAGCAAGTAAAAGACGCATCAGAACTCACCAAGACAGAAGGTTCAAAAGTCATCCAAGCATTAACAAACTTGAAGGGAGTTTGAAATGGAAACTAAAAACAAATGGGTTGTGCAATCACGCAAACATAAAGGCAGGTATCAGAACCGCATCACAACAGACAATGCAGTGCAGGCGCACTTTTATTACAGGTGCATCAACATTGGCGCACCGTACACAAAGCGCATTCTTTGCAACGGTACTGTCATCCACAGAAGCGTTGGTATCTGATGGAAGGTGCAATCCTGCCTTACAAAGATACGCAAGGCTATGTATCTAGGCAGGCATCAAGAGAGCGCGCTGTTGAAGAAGCGTTGTCTGGAACTGCAGAACATAGACAGCGAATGGTCATGGGGTTCTTGGGTAGTGCAGGTCAGCGCGGTGCTACATGGAAGGAGGTAGGCACTGCGTTGAACCTGCATCACGGACAGGTATCAGGCTGTTTATCTGTTTTACATGGCGCAGGTAGGGTCTTCATGCTGCGCAATAAGCGTGACAAGTGCCATCCATATGTATCTGCCTCGTTTAAAAGTATGTTCACAGATGCGGAACGATTTGATGAGCCAACAAAGACACGCAGCGGTAACATGAATGAACGCCTTGCACGAGCAAGCGAAATAGTTAACACGATGCAGGCCTTGTCTGCGATGTATGCAGAAAAATGTGGGAACAGTGAGGACAAAGTGGTTTTCTGTTTATTAGAAGAAGCGTTATCAGATGCGCTTGAACTGATGAAGGTTGGCAAAGTTGGTTGATGAATCATGGCGCGAGATTGCTGCGTGTAAAGGTATGCCGATCTCATTATTCTTCCCAAGCATTCCGATAGGGATGACTGGCATTTATGGGCAGGGTAAGGAAGTTTGCAACCGTTGTCCAGTCAGACCGCGCTGCCTACAACTATCAGAAGAGTTCATTGCAACAGGTGACAGGTACGGCTTGTTTGGTGGCCTGACACCTACAGAGCGCAGGCACAAAAGAGCACGATCACGGAAGGATGCACAAGATGGAAGATGCGCATGAGCGTAAGGGTGAGTGTCAAGGTTCTCCAGATAAATGCAACCTTGCAGATAAATGCCCGTTGTACGGAACATTGGGAAGACCTGCACGCGATGGCAAAAGACGCATCAAGGGATGCGGTGATCCAGTTGCACGCGGTAAGCGCAACAGAGCCAAAGGAGACAGCAAGGCACGCAGGGCACGCAAGCAACTTGGGTTGGGTGGTGTAAATAGCAGGCATGAGGAACATTGGGGAGGCGCACTACGCGTAGAAGTGAAGGCAGGCGCACAGGTGCAACCTATTGAGACACGCTTTGCACAGGCGGAGACACAGAGCGCACAGGCCAAAGCCTTTGGAGACATAAGACCGTTTGTGATGGTGGCTATGCCTGATGGCATGACTGATGGCATTGTTCTTATGCGTTTGTCACAGTTCAGTATTCTTTTGGAGGCATTACAGGATGAGCGTTAGATGGATAACGGTGGTATGGGAAAAGTCACCGTACAAAGGGGAAAGATTGTTGCTACATCTTGCACTGGCGGATTATGCAAATGATGAGGGTACTTGCTTCCCATCGCAACGGACTTTGTCACATAAGGCGCGCTGCAGTGAAAACTTTGTGCGTGTTTGCCTTAATCAAATGGTTGCAGATGGTCATTTAGTGGTTCAAAAAGAAGCCAGTGGAAGAGGCAGAACCGCCACATACAAACTATTGAAACCCCATCTGTTGAATGGGGATTTGCAAAATGGGGATTCCGCACAACATGAAACCCCATTGCCCGACACAATCACACTACATAACAACCGTCATGAACCGTCATTAACTGAAAACTTTGAACTCTTCTGGACTGCATATCCACGCAAGGTTGGCAAAGGTGCAGCACGGAAGGCATTTGCAAAAGCACACATCAGGAATAAAGACTTGAACATCAACACTCTTTTGAGTGCAGTGGCCTTGTATGCAGCAACCATCACAGATATGCAATATTGCGCACATCCAACAACATATTTAGTGCAAGAGAGGTGGCTGGACAATGTTGCAGCAGCACAGGCTAAGATTGAAGCACCCCCACCACGCATACAAAATGCGCAGGCTCTCGGAAACGCCTCACGCTTAACAGGAACAAGCAAAGAAGAGTTTGAAGATCGGATCAGCGGTTTACCGCTTGATGAGCAGCAAGCAGCACGCGCCCTATACGAAAGGTAAAACATGAATCTTTTACTCAAATGGTTATTCAGTTCTATTCTCACCTTTGGCACAGTGCCATCAGCCAACACAACACATCAAGAGTTACCTAAACAGAGATGCCCTGCTTTTGAACCTGCATTTGCGTTCTACAAGTTGGAACCTGTAGTGACCTTCTCAAAGATTGCTTACCGTGAAAGCAGATGTAATCCGAAGGCCGTAAATGCTAAATGGGATGCAGATGGCAATATCACATGGACTTTGAACAAGAATGGCACATTTGATAGCGGTTTACTGCAGATCAACTCATCTTGGAAAACCGTTACAAAGAAGATATGCGGTGGAGACATCAAACTCCTTACACAATTAGATTGCAACTTGCGTGTGGCAAAGTATCTTTTAGACAATGGTGGTTTAGGGCACTGGTCTGTTCATCCGTGAGACGCGTTGTGCTGCGATCTGACGCGATTAAATACTAAAACTGCACCTGCACTACTGCGCAGCCATCAAAATCTCCCTGTCGCTCCGTGCGTAGGGTTATGCCTCCTGCCGTCCAGTAATGGCACGGATCCTTAAATGAGTGGTTAAGGACTGCGTTTTGTGACATAATGGGGTGGCAGGCATAATGCCTGCAGCCTAGA